CATTCATTAAGACGAATGATTGTGATATTTCTTCTGAAAAACAAATTGTTTCTAAATTTTTTACAGCATTTTTATACTTTGATTCTTTTTGTTCTACCTTTATGTAGTTTCCTGTATACCAGTCAGGCTTACCGCCAACAACCCATATAGTTGCTTCTGGAAAACTTTCAACGACAGATCTAATTGAATACTTTAGTTCTTCGTTTATTCCGTCTTTACATATATATACAAAATCCATTGATCCCCATTATAAAAAAATAAAGAGGGCAAGTTTTAAAGTTGCCCCCTCTATTAATTAAACTACTTTTTCTTAGCAGCCTTTTTCTTTGGTGCACTTTTAACAGGCACAATCTTGCCAAGAGCATCTGAAATCATACCAGTATCTGGTAGTACGCCAAACGCCTTATCATTAGGATTGAGCGCTCTCAATGCAACGGGCGCTAAAGCAGCAACTAGTGCAGCCCATAGATCCTTTGGATCTGTTACGCCAGCCATGTAAAGTGCAATTACTGCACCAAGAACAGATCGTCCGTATGATGCTATCATTGCCTTTGTCTTATCGTTTAATAAGTTATTCATTATTCCTCCTAGGATATAATTTGTGTTAGTGTTTTATAGCCAATCCATAAACCAATAATTCCTGCGACTCCCGCAAAAACTGGTGGTGCTGGTACTGGCAATTTGAATGCTGCGAACACGACACCGCATCCAAAACCTGTGATAATTGATAACAGAACATCTTTCATGTTATTTTTTTCCTTGACCCATCTCTGGTAAAAGCGCTAAAAGTTTTTCAGAATAGTTGTCCAAACCTTTTATCTTTAACTCATCTGAAACCTCTTTAATGGTTTGCTGTGACTTTTCAATATATTCAAATGCCCAGTCTCTTGAGTCAGAGAGAAACTTTATAAAGTTTTCTTTATGTATTGTGTCGTCAGACATACTGGTGCCGTTATCTATTTGAGAGTTTAACTCTTCAAGTGCCCTGGTTTTTATAAAAAGTTCAGCCAATAGCAGGTTAGACTTTTTTAGTTTGTCAAGGGTAGCCCAATAAGACAGTCCAAAGGAAAAAGACAGGGTAGCAAAAAATATCAAAAGCATCATTTCCATAATACCTATTGTACTCTATCCCTAATGACGTGAGTTGTCCAATAGTATAAGCACTTATCGCAACAAGGCTTATTGTATTCACTCTGAATATCTTTATAAAACTGTGCATAATAAATATAATCTTTACGATAAAGGTTGGCTCTATGGGTAATATTGACACGATTTACATGAGATGCCTTACTCCAGACTGGCTTATCAGTACCCCACAGACGCCCAGAAACGGCCTTCAGAGCCTCTATGTTGGCCTCATTCTTGTCTGTCTTAATACCTCTAATGCCAGCCTCTTTAATCATGGCTCTTGTATACGTGAGTAATGATTTTTCAGCGTTCTTCCACATCAGTACCGCTGGGTGATTACGCCATGCACCTGAAGGAGATTGACCAGATAAAACCTTGAGTATCTGATAAGACTCTAGTATCTGTTTATTTAAACGTTTATTATCAAGAGTCTCAGCACATTGATCAAAATCTTTGTATGGTAAAAAGGTTTGCATTAGTCATCTTCTTCAATGTCAAATAAATCTAAATCTGATAACTCACTAAGCCTTGAAGCAAAAAATAAATTAATTGCAACAAGAGCGGATATTGCTAACAGTATCAATATAATTATTTTCTTTTTCATTTTGTTATTGTTGCTTCACATCTTGTACAGGCTGAATAACTTTTACCAGTAAATGGACAAGAACCAGCGTCAACAAGATTATGTGATTTAATTTTACAAATAAAAAACAAGCCAATCTGTTTTATCATTTTACTGCCTCTCTGGTTACTAACACAATTGCTCCATTTATTTCTAAAGCCTTTTTTATTTGAACAACATATTTTAGTGCTTCTATTTTTTCATCATGCAACATTTTTAGAAATTTATACTCATCTAATTTTACCGTAAGAAAGTGCTCATTGTCAATAATTTCAACACCAAAACCTTTAGGTGGTGTAATTGAATGTACAGCCCTACGCATTTCGTTCGTATACATTAAAATGGGGTATGTTCTTTCTTTGCAGCATATATGTCTGCAAACGTTCCATCCCAACGAACTCTTCCTTTGCATCCAACATTGTATTTTTTGATATTATTTTCATGTGAAACAACGTTATACACATAGCCTTGGATTTCAAAACCACTGGCTAAATGCTCTTGACCATTAACAAAAATTCTCCATACCAGTGGATCTTCTGATTTTGCTTTTGTATTGAAACGAACTATAATTTCGTCATAAGGACGCAACCATCTATCTTTAACTATTTTTGCAATGTACGTTAGTTTATTCATTCACTTACCTGCCTTTTATCTGTTCTTATAATAATATTTTTTACCATTGTTGAAGCGGTTGTCTGAAACAAAAATGGGAAAATAGAATGTATAAGGCAAATTAATCCAGCAGCAATAAAGGTAATAACTATAAGCCATGCTTCAAACATATGCTTGAAATAGTTTTCATGAACCAATTTTAGGTGTTTCATATTCCTAGTTCCTTTCGTTTTTGAGTTGCAGAGATTGCCTGTATTTCTGGAGTAAGTTCTACCTGTTCAATCTTATATCCTACGTCACGACCATAAACAATGTTAGTAATGTTTGGTAAACGTAATACCATTGCATCTTTCATAAACTCATCTTTTGCAATATATTCTTTTACCTGATTAAACTTAAGTGGATCCTTTTCACTTGTATTGTATGTGTTTCTGACTCCAAGCAATACTTGATTAGTTCGCTTACCCGCTTCTTTATATAAAGCGTGATGACCCTCATGCCATGGTTGATAACGACCAAGCATAAGTGTTGTCGGTGCAGACCAATCATGTAATTCAAACAAAGAAATAATTAAACTTGCTTTTTCGTATGAATTTTTTTCATGATCAGAAAACATAAAGTCAAATTCTTTTGGTGCTACAAACATCTTATTTGTATCTTTAAATCTGCCTTCTTTAATTGTATCCATAAAGATTAGAATATCTGGTTTACCAAATGCTTTCCTTGTCGCATCTGTTGGACAAACAAAATCTACAATTACTGGGGCAACTCCTTGGTTGGCAATAAGTCTTGCCATTTCTCCCATGCGTCGTGCCTGCTCTATGCGATCTTCTGGGGTAAATCCAAGATCAGAATTAACTGTAGCACGTACCTCATCTGCATTAAGATGAATAGCATTAATACGTTCTTTAAGGGCTTTTGCTAATTCCGTTTTTCCAGAGCCAGGTAGGCCAATTATTTGTATAATCATCATTACTCCATTGTTAGTGCTTGCCAAGTATTTGACCAGTCTTGTTTAGTTTTATGCTTATTAAATTCTCTTGAAACTTCTCCACCCTCTAAGTATACCCCACCCCAGACGCCCCACTCTTTTCCAGATATACCGTTTGCAAAGCATATTTTTTTTACTGGACACTGCTTGCAAAGTGCATCAACACCTTTTCTAGATTCTTCATGATCTTCATATTTATCAAAAAATGAATTGTTTTCCATTCCCAAACATAAGGCTTCGTCTTTCCACAAATGCTGTTTCAAGATTAATCCTTATACTTATTGGGTATATCCCAACCATTACGACCAGGCTTATAGACTCTATGTAAATACCATTTATCTTTTACTCTAATACCCATTGGAGATGTTTTTGCAACTTCTGATTCTTTTAAATCAATTACATCCCAGCCACGCCACAGCAAATTCTTATTTTTATTTATAATTTTTTCCATTGTATTTAAACTTCTAATAATCATTTTATTCTCCTAATACCTAAAAAGACCAACATCAATGTTGTTTGCTTCTGCAACTAGAACCAACTTTGATTTTGATTCTTTTGGACGACTTAAAAAAGCAAAATAATTAACTTGATTTATATTTTCACTTAACCATATTGGCGCAGCATTATAAAACTTAATTTTTTTGCCTCTTGCCTTCATTCCTCGTTCTGATAAATTAGAAAACTCTGAAACAAAGTGATTTATTCTTGATGGACCAGCAGAGTAAATAATAAAATCATTATCTCCATCTTTCATACCAGACAGGGCAACACTCATGGCACGAAGGAATACGTTATAGTCGTTAAATTCCTTTGTTCCCTGTACCGCTACTATCATTTGGCCCTACCCCTTGTTTTAAGTCATCAAGTATTGATAACATCTTATCTAATTCTTTTGTTGGCATATTTTCAATGTCTAATGGCTTTATTGTTTCTTCATCTACTCTGCCATTTATAGCATTTGCAGTATAAAAAACATTATTCAATATCCAGTATGCACTTCCATCTGCTATTACGACCCTTAACATATTTTTTTGAATATGTCTTTGAGATTGCGTTATAACTTTAGGCTTATCAAACTTTTGTTTTGGAACAACATCTTTAACCATTTCATAAATAGAACTCTGCCTATATTTATTTTTGTTTAAAAATATCATTCTTCTTTTATTTGATACTTTAATTATAGACCAATAAGACAGCAATGTCAAGCCTATAATCAATAAATATTCCATACTATTTAGTTTTTTTAACTGATTCTTGGTTTAAACTTAAAACCATAGAGTTAAGTTTATTAACCTCAAGTTGTAGTTTTAATGACTCTAGTTCTACGTCAGATAGTTTTTGTTTATAAAATCTTATTAATTGAAGTAGTTCATTTTTTTCTAAATTTTCCATTACCCCCTACTTTCTTAGATCAAAGGCAGTTCCCTGCCAAACCTTCTCTACTTTTTTCTTTTCTCTTTCTACAATTGCACGACTCCATGCAAATCCTGCATCTCCACCCCAAGCGTCCCACATAATTCTTCCATTAGATGGAAACTCTGGGCCATCATAAAACCCTTTACCTTTTTTATCTACTTCATGACGAGAAAAGAAAGAAAACATTCTTTTAACAGTACTAAGAGACATTCCTCTACCAGCAACAATGTCTGTTGCACGACCCCAGCCTACTGGAGTTCCAGCACCAGTTGCCTTGCCATCTTCTTTCCACTTTAATGCACGACGAGCAGCAGCCTTCATGCCAGATGTTGGGCTATATGTATCAGCCATTTTTCTTATTTTTCTTTTCTTGTTTGGCAGTACGCTTTTCTTTAAGAGTCATCTTTGGCTCTTTCTTTTTATTAGCGTTACCCTTTTGTTCTTTATTTGCCACTGTTAGCCCCCTTTTTTATTTTTAGATACGGACCAAGATCCGCTTTAATGCTACCGTCTTTTCTTAGACGAACAATTCTTCCATTTTTTATTTGCAATGGATTAAATGCATGGTTTTTAAAAAAGGATGCTGAAGATTTTTTAGACATTATTTTTTAAACGGATTTAAATCAAATATAGATCCGCCCCAACCTTCTGTTTGTTTGTTTATTGGGTTAGACTCAGGAAAAAGGTTTACCACTCTTTCTGGCTTGTCTACGCTTTTTGCAAAGTCTTCAAACAACGATTTCTTTGTTGATCTTGAATGTCCTTTTGGAAATAAATCTAAGTCAAATGGTTTTCTTGGGAATTTTCCACGAAGCCCAGCCATAAAAGCATTTACTCTACCCATAGCCCATTGCTCTGCACTAGAAACGCTTCCACGAACTGATGAAGGGTTAGTTCTATATGCTCCAATGCCACGATTATATACCTGTCTTAATGCTCCTACTGTAATTCTACTGTCGCCTTCTTTATTTTTATTATATGCATCTGCCAATTCTTGTAATCTTGCTGAAGAAACTTTTTCCATTTCATCATCCATGTCATACATCTTTTCATTATCAATTGGCTCAGAAGAAACTCTTAAAGATTTAACTGGCTTTGCAACACGCCTATCTGTCTTTGTTCTTTTACCTTTTTCATCTGTTGCATAAACTCTTATAACTGCTACAGGATTATCTGCAGACGCTTCTACTTTTTCATTTGTACCTGCAATATTTACAGTTCCAGAACGTTCAACTCTTTCTACAACTCCGTGTGCAGATTCTGTTTTATCTGGTGGTTTTGGAACTCCAAATGTTACGTGATCTCCGACAGAAACTGATTTTGCTTTTTCCATATCATCTTCTATCTCGTATGTTTTTCCAACAGGAACACAATTAGGAACCATGCGTCCACCTTTTTCTTTCATACCACGTTGTTCATATCCAACCCAACATGCTTTTGCTACGTTGTCCCACTTATCCATTTCTTCATCTTCTGAATAATAAGACTTTCCCATTTCTATGTCTGTGTTCATGTGATGCCCTTCTAATCTGTCTAGTTTAGTAGCATCATTGTGCATCATGCCAATACTGTATGCACTTTCTTTCCAACTACCTTTTTCTTTTTGTTCTTCATAAATTCTAACGGACATTGCAGGGTTTTCTGGAGGCATTGACTGAAGAGCATATTCTGAACCCTCACTACCAAGAGTTCCACCTTCTACCATGATATGTTCAATTTTTCCATGAACAAGACCCACCTTTGTCTCACCCATTACAAAATCGCCCTCTACAATATGACTCATGCTTTTATTATATCAGAGTTATTTTTTACGAGTTAGGCGTTTAAGTTCTTCTATAGCCCAAACATCTTGCTTTCGTAGTTTTGACATTTCTACAGGATCAAAAGACTTATTTGTGATTGTAACTATTGGCTCTTTTGCTAAAAAGTCTATATCTACATAGCCTCTTTCCCATAATGAAAGTATTTCTGCATTAACTCTGTTAAGATGATCATGATAAAGTTCTGGCATTACCTGCTCAATTTTGGAGGTAAATGAATATAGCAATGACCCATCTTCAGAATCAACACCAGCAACCTCAAGCGCTCCATCAAGAATTAACTTTTCAATCATTTCGTTTTCGTTTGAAGTCATACTTTTCCCATCTGGATTAAATATTCTCTTGAGTAGTTTTTTCATGATTAATAAAGTCCTCTAACTCTTTCCTTGTTTTTGCCCCAGTTATTCTGTTAATTTCTTTGCCGTCTTCTAATAAAATAAATGTAGGTATTGATTTAACTTGAAACTGTTTAACTAAAAGTTGTTCATAGTCGGCATCTATTCTTTGAAACTCAAAACCTTCTTTTTTCATTTCTTCAACAATCGGCCTTGTTGTTTTACATGGACCGCACCAATCTGCTGTAAAATAAAAAACGTTTTTCATTTACCAGACCTTGATCTAGCCTTTTTTAATACTTCAAAATCTTTAATTTTAGTTTCCCCAAGGTATCCCCAAGCATATCCATCATTAATCATTTTATTATTAAGTGATTCCGATTCTCCGTTTACATATACCCAGCCAAGAATACGACCATACTTTTCAGATGAATCCATTTTTTCTGTACGAATAATTACGGATTTTGCATCTTTAAGTTGTTTCTTTAAATATTCTTTAGCCTCAATACCAAGAGCCTTTTCTGCTTTATTTGTTGTGCGTGACTCTGGAGTGTCAATGCCAGCCAAACGAACACGAGATGCAAATAAAATGTCAAACCCTAAATCAATAACGACATCAATAGTATCTCCATCAACAACGTTTTTTACTTCTTTTACAAAATACTCATACATTATAATCCCCCAACTGGTTTGTCTTTAATAAGTTTTTCACGCTCATCAAGAATCTCTATTAAAAAAGCCATCATTTTACTATGTGATTCGGGATTATTCATTATGCTTTCATAGTGATGATTGCAAAACGTTAATTGTCCTGATAAACCTTTAACCCTAATTAAGGCTTGTGCTTGACATTTATCACAACGATCATTGGCATTTAGTATATATTCTTTTGAAACTACGCTTGGATGATCTTGAACAATGTTAGTCATAGTGTTATTATACATCTACTTTCTGTTGTCGGTTGAATAAAATCCGCTACCGTTAAAAATTGCAGCGGGAGCACTCCAAAGTCTTTGCATAGATTCATTACAGCATACTGGATATCTGTCTTCTTCAATTGTCTTTTCAAATTCAATCTGTAAAGAACAGATAGAGCATTTGTAGTCATATCTAGGCATAAACTCTCCTTTAAGTTATACTATTAGTATATCAAATAATAGGCAGTTTTACAACATGCCAAGGTTGTTATTTTTATTTTATTTTAATTACTTTAGGTTTTTTATCTTCAGGAACAATGCGATCAATACTTACACTTAGCATTCCATCCTTTAGTTCTGCACCAGTAACTTCCATATATTCACCAAGAGCAAATGATCGTACAAATTTACGACCAGCAATCCCTTTGTGAACAATTTCAGCATCTGTAACCTCTACAATTTCACCTTTAATTACAAGGGTTCCGTTGTCTACTGAAACAGAAATATCTTCTTTTGTAAATCCTGCAATAGCAACGGATAAACGATATGTGTCTTCATCTAATTTTAGAAGATCATATGGAGGATATGACTGTGAGTTTACTTTATGTGCTGTATTTAAACGGCCTAACTCTCTGTTAAAGCCAATAAAAAAAGGATCATTGAATAGATCCATTGCGAACTGTGTTACCATTTTATTCCCCTTTCAAGCGAATAAGTTAATATACCCCCCTAATGGGCAGGCATACAACTATTATATCAAACTTTAGTACCTTTAAGGGGAATTGAACCCCTGTTACCACCGTGAAAGGGTGATGTCATAACCACTAGACCATGAGGGCGTGGAGCGGAAGACGAGATTTGAACTCGCAACATCTACCTTGGCAAGGTAGTACTCTGCCATTGAGTTACTTCCGCAACACTTATGTTACTTTATCCAAGTGCCAAGCAATGAAATTAATATTTGTATTTTAGAATTAAGTAATGCTAGTCCAGAAGTTTGTAGAGATTCTTGAATTTGAATTTCTGTTTTTCTACTATCAAATGCTATAGATTCGGTAGCATCATTTGTGTTTACAGATATAGTTGCAGAAGTATTTTCTAAATACTCAGAAATAAACCCGCTTCTTGTGAATAGATTATCTCCTATAGTGTCACTATATTTAAATTGAGTGGTTAATCCACTATCAATTGTTACAGAAGATGTAACGGTTTTAGTGTTTTCTATTACAGAAATTGAACTAGTATTTGATCTTGGATCTGTCATTGTAAAAATTTCAGAGTTAGAATCATAAGTTGTGGTTCCTGGACCATACCAAAATCCACCACGATTTTCTCCAGTAACTGGATCTGCTGCAACCTGAAGAACAACTTTTTGCCCAGCAAACTCTCCCCCAGAACATGCAGAGCCACAAACAATAATATTTGTTACATTGCCATTTGCATCAAGCATTGCATATGTTGCATCTGCATTAGCAGAAGAAATGTTTAATGTTAATAAAATTGTTGTAAGTAATGCAAAAACTTTCATATTTTTTTTCATTTTAACCCCTAGTTTTCTATTATTTTTATTACTACTTGACAAGGGTCTCCGCCCTCTTCCCATTCTTGTGATTCTTCTTCACTCATATAAGGATCTCCTTCATGAGTGTTACAAAACGGTTCTGTTACCCATCCCCGCTCAATTCCATTATTTAACCAAATCTCAAACTCATCAAGATTTGATGCCTCATCTTGTATATCTCTTAAGATATCGTCAAAATTTGCCATGTATTAAGTATACTATTAAATGCTTACCACGTCAACTGGACCCATGCAAGATGGGCTAAATTTAATAGCAGAACTTACTGCTCCTACAACTCTTTTACGAGGATCTTTAGATTTTTCGGTAGCATTTAAATATCCGTAAGCATACTCAGCCCCAGACCCCATTGCTAAATAATCTAAATTATACTTAGATAAAGACATATCAACTGCATTGTGCTCATATATTTGTCCTTTAACACAAATAATTAACCCAAGGTCAGCCTCTTTACCAGTATCTACCCACCAATCATTATAAAAATTCTTAAGTTGTTTAATAAACTTAGTCTGCATAAACTTGTCTATATCTTTAATGTCTGGAACATAAGGATTAAAATTATACCTAATACGTTCTCCGTCTAATGCACCTGCATATCCAAGTAGGTACGGACCAAGTTTCCAAACCTTTGGTGCTGTTAAAGCAAGGATTGTGTTATCATCAGATGCACCACGATCTCCAGCCATGTATATTTTATTTTCATGACGGACTACAGCCAAAACAGTCATACCAGATCCCCTTAGAGTATACCCTTTAAGTATAGCAAACGATTATTGCTTAGTCAAACACCTTTATTTAATTGTTTGTCCGCATGCTGAGCATGTTTTTGGCTTATTTTGAGATTTTTTAGCGGTACCTGCAGGGGCAGAGCCAAACTTAGGTCTACCAAACCCTACAATAGAAATCATTACACCCTTTTTATTTTTCTTATAGGCACGAAGTTTTTTACAAACCTCTCCACCATTACGTTGGCTACCTTTAGGATCTCCAGATGTATTGCCTTCTACACACCAGACTGTTCCATCTTCATTGTCTTTAACAACAATTGCTACGTGAGATATTCTATCTACCCCGTCAGATGGGAAATCAAAATATGCAATATCTCCTGGCTCTGGATCTGCAACATCTACATCAATCCATTGTCCAGCCTTCTTAAATGCTGCTGCACCACCTGGGGTATAAACAGTATTAGGAATTTTCACTCCTGCTTCATTCCCGCACCAGTTTACAAAAGATCCGCACCATGGTTGAAAGTCTGCTTTAGTAAATTTACCATACTTAGTTTCATTATCTTTTGGACCTTCTACAGTACCGATTTCTGCTGTAGCAACTTCAATTAAACGTGCTGCTGTACCTTGTTCTGCCATTTTTATTTATCCCAATCAGTATCAACTGGTTGTTCTTCTGGCATTGCACCGTCTGGTTTAGATAATCTACGTGCCTTAGCATCGTCAATTTCTGCTTCTAATTTTTTATCTGCCATTGTATTTTTGGCATCAACTTCTTTGTTTGCAATCTGTGCTGCCATAACATCTTTAGCACCAGATGAACCAATTAATAAACCAGCAAGTG